ATGAAAACAATAAAAGTACTTTTAATTTTAATATTTTTAGTTATAACTCAAACTATTTTTGCCCAAAGTGATACAAAAAGGCCAGAAGACATTTTTGAGTTGTACTTTAAAATTTTTGTAAAAAATGACGAGGCAGCTCTCAGGGAATTAAATGATTATATGCGACCATTAGCAAAAGGGCGAGATATGTTTACTATCGATTTTAAGAAAAAAACATCTGAGGTGACACCATATTTGACAAATGTATTTCTAAACTTTTTTTCATACACAGCAGGCAAATCAAATAAACAACTTGCAGAAGATTACTCTAAAATGATACAAAACTCCATTGCAAATACGACTTATAAAATCAAAAGTTCAAATCTAATGAATAATGAAAATCAAAAAGATAAAAAAATTGTAGAAATTTCTTATCAAGTTGTGTTTAATGTTCCTGAAAAATCACTTGGAGAAGCCCTAACTCCCTTTCAGAATAAATTAAAATCACTTAATTCAGATGAAGTGAAGGCACTCATCCTCGAACTGAAAAACCTTCAGGCGAATACAAAGGAATACACTCTTGATAAAAAAATTGAACTATATGGTATAGTAAAAGATGAAAAGATCTATTATTATATGCCTAATCCTTCTTTAATTATACCCATAGACTCTTTTTTAGGTTTATATTATGGAAACTTCAATTAGAGTACAAATTTTAATATTGATCAATTATATGTTATTTAAAAAATTTTAAATCACTTTAATACATAATGATTAAGTTATAAATTTTTTGTGATAATATGTACTTTTTTTACTAATTTAATTAGTTTAGAATAGTTGAGTTATCTGCATAATTGTCAATTACACAGAGGTAATATAAATAAAAAAACACTGATAACTAATTGTTAACAGTGTTTTCGTAGCCCCATGAGGACTCTTGTCTTAAAATCACTATAAATCATGATAAATCTTATTTGGTCTATAAGTGATAATTAGGTTTATTCCGACTTTTTATTGTACTTAAATGATTTATCATTTTCGGGGGTACTTTCGGGGGTAAAATTAAATTTACTCATTTCAGAGCTCTTTAATTCATCAACAATCTTTTTATAAGGTCTCATTGCCTCTTCCGTTTTGTGTCCGGTCCACTCTCTAATTACAACTGTTGGTATTTTCAATCTTAATGCATTAACAACAAATGTTCTTCTTCCTGCATGGGTAGATAATACTTGCCACTTCAAATGTATAATTTCTTTAGATTCTGTTCCAATAAAATAATGCTCTCTTACTGGTGTGTTAAATTCTAACTCCTCTCCTATTTCTTTAAGATATTCATTAGTTTTATCCATTGAAATAACGGGTAAAACCAACCCTTTTGGGTGTTTAAAATCTTTATACTTATTCAAAATAGATTTTGCATAATCATTAAGTTCTATTACAAGAGGATCTGTAGTTTTTTGAGTTGTGAAAATGATTTTATTATCTCTAATGTGAGATTTTTTTAGTTTTTCAACATCTGAAAACCGTAATGATGTAAAGCATAAAAAACAAAAAACATCACGAACTTTATCTAAACGTGGATTATTTGAATAATTCCAATGATATAATTTCATTAATTCATCTAATTCCAGGTATATTAAATCTGATAGTTTATCAGTTGTCCCTTTAAATCTTTGTTCAAAGTCTACATGTGCATCACCAGAATATATATTTCTTTGTTGTGCCCAACTTAATATTCTCTTATAATCATTAATAGTTCTTTTTATAGTAGAATTTCGGTGTGGCTTCATTACTTTACCGGATCTAGGATTTATAGGAGCTGTAGAAAAATATTTAATTAAGTCTCTAAGAGTTTTTTCCTCTACCTTGTTAATTAAAAGATTTTGATTAAAAGTTTTGATGTGATTACGCAGCTTTTCATACTTTTTCAAAGTTTTTACTTCCCATTGTTTGGAAATGCTCTTTTCAGCAATATATAGATTTATAACCTCATAAAATGGGGGTTCTTTTTTTTCTACTTGTGTATCTACACTGTTTCTTTTACCATTTTTATCAGCAAATTTTTCCTTTAATTCTTCTGATGTAGGAAAGCGTTTTTCTATGGCATCAAACTCTTTGAAGATCTCCTCTACACATTCTTCAGCCTTATTTAGGTCTTTATTGCGCTGATCCTTTTTATTTGCAATATCAATTCTTTGAGTAGTTTTATTCCATTCAGAAGGTTTTGCAGTAACACCTGGATACAGCTCCGGTCTTATGCCATTAAAAGAGACTCTCAAACGTACCGGCGTGAGAGAATCTGTTTTATTGTTTTTTACGGAAAAATTAATTGAATATTTAAGCATTAACAATTTAAATTATTATTTGAGTATAGAAACTATAAACGATGCAATAGCTATAGCAAGGCCTATATAAGCAATCATTTTTGTAATCTTATAATCCTTTAATTGACGCTTAATAAATTCATTTTCATTTTTAGTTTTTTCAAATTCTAAATCTTTCTGATTCTCTTCTTTATGGAGCTTATCAGCTATACTTTGAATAGTATTATGTTGTAATTTATCATTAACATAATATTCAACGCCACAAAATTTAGAATCTTTAATAGTAACAAGTTTTAATTCATTCATTATATGAATGTACTTACTAAGCTTTATGGCTTTACCATTATCTCTTGGAAAGATATCATCTTCAAGGTGATTTATACATATACCACTATCACCAGCTTGTATCAACAACATTCTGATTTTATCAAGAACCTTAATATCTTCGTTACTCAGCCTCATTTAATAATGCTTTTATTCGATCCGGACTTAAATAAACACCTTCTTTTATCTTCCCCTTACCTGTCAACAACCAATGTGCAGATATTTTGTATTTCTCAACGAAAATAGTTAACCACTCTGTAGGCAGTTTCCGGAAATTATCTTTTTCTAAATGGTTTAAAGTTCCACGATCAATTCCGGTTATATCGCAGAGAGTTTTTTTTCCTCTATATCCTTCTGTAGCAATTATATAATACATTGCAAGAATAAATCTCCTTACAACTGGATAGTCTTTTTTAGGTTCTTCAATATTAGACATATTACCAATCGTTATTTTTAGAAATTGATTCATCAATATTTATATCTATTCTTTTTTGTAGCTCTTCTAATTTATTGAGTAATTCAACTACTATATTGATTTCATCAATAGACAATGAATAATCATTTTTTGCTTTATATATGTCTTCATAACTCCATTCCAGCTTATTATTAAACTTCTTTTTACTTAACGATTCTATAATCTGTAAATTCTTTTTCATATTATTCAAAGTTTTAGAAGAAGCTCCATATAAATAATCTTGCTTTATTTCAACTTTTACAACTGGTGCCAGATATGATACTTTATACTTTTTATCTTTAACCTCTATTTTTAAGTTAAATTCCGCATTATAATTAGCAACTATATTATTAGATACAACAGCATTTATATTCATAGATACCATCCCAATACCTGAATCTGATGCAATTATTTTTTTTATTCTAATTTCTTTACTATTTAAAGCTGCCCATGATAATGCATTAGAATAATTTTCTTCCTTACTTAAGGCATCTTCCTTTATTCGTTCCGTATTAAATACCTGCGAAAAAGATATAGACCAGATACATATAGTAAATACAGTAATTATTTTATTCATATATTATTTGGATTAAGGTGTTTTATTGTTTTTTAATTCTTCTAATTGTTTTGTTATATTATTGAGATATTTTTCTGTGTTTTTCAGAGCATCCTGTACGGAAATTTTAATTACATAATATGATATTGTAGCACCTATTATTGCTCCCATTATACCAGTGAATACATAAGCGAATATAATTCCTCCCATATTGAATTTGATTTAATATTATCTATGTCTTCTTTTCGACTTACCTGAAATTCTATGTTCAACAACATTATAAAGGAATGCTACTTCTTTTAGGTTTAGAGTAAAGTCTTTGTTTTTTCCATTTTCATTATTCAAAGAATGACATGTGATTTCTCCGGTTTCCGGATTATGAGAGGTTATCTCCTTAAGCATTATACCTTTGGTCCCATGTGCGATTATAAAATCATAGTCTTTATAATGTAGCTTATATTTCCATAAATCACGCTTTACCTCTCTACAAATAACAACATCTCCTTTATTATATTCCGGCTCCATACTGTCACCATCAACCTCAAATGCTAAATATTTACCCTTATATTCTCGGTCCGCCTCAATAAGTACTGTTGGCATATCATCTAAATATTCATCTGCATAATAAGAATCAGAAAAACCTGCTCTTGCCTTCATCGTCACAATCTTAACCTCTAATGTTGTAGTATATTTTTTTTGTTTTACTTCTTTTAATTGTTTTACATGATTTATACCATTTTTTATCATTTCTTCTTCTCCAGTATATAACCAAATAGGATTTATATCTCCAAAATAATTTAATAAAGCCTCAATCATATCAGAACTTGGTTGGTTTCTACCTGATTTAATATGACTTATTTTAGAAGGTGTTATACCTGTTTCAGCCTTATTAAGTTTATATGCTGATGTATTCTTAAAATCTAATACTTCAAGAAATCTCTTACTAATACCCGATAGTTCTTTTACATCATGTAAATCACTTTCTTCTTTTTTCATATAATTTATTTTGTGTGACACGCAAACAAACAGACCAATAAACAGCCTGCAATATATTCAACAATTTCACTTATTGTTTACGGAAAACCGTAAAACAGTTAATTATCAATTTTATATAACATTTAAGAACATCTCCTCTAACCTAATTTACATTTAAACTGCATTGAAATTTTTCATATTGAAAACCAATTAGTTACAATATTCAATGTAAAATATTTTACATTAAATTTTTTAGTTTACAAAATGTAAAATATATTTGTATAACAATATACGTAAATGTTTACGCAAATATATAAAAGATATGAATGTTAGCAAGAAAATATTAGATAAAATCAAGACTGATCTATCATTCAGACTTGGATTAGCGGAAGCAATGAATCTTTCTGAAAGACAAATCCAAAACTTAGTAAAAACTACTGAAAGAGGCGTATCAGTTAGGTTAAGAGATCATTTCGCTGTTGAATATTATATCTCTAAAGGATTCTCTAAAGAAGAAATATTTGATGCAGAAAATTTAAAAACTGTTTACAATAACATTTAAAAACACTCTATATGGCTTATAATACAAATACTGCTTTTGGGCGTGCAAAAGTTGCCCCAAAACATCAAGGAAAAGTAGGAAGCATCTTCCTAAAAACAATGCAAGAATGTGACAACGAAAATGCTGCTAATGATATTCTTTTAGCTGCATACATGTTGAATCTCAGTAATTACTTTGAGATTGAAAATCTGTACTACGAAAAGTATCCTTCAACCCTATCAATTTAATACAATGCTACTATCAAAAGAACTTTTAGACAAGCCTTTCTTTTCTATGACCGGAAGTGAGATTGTAGAATTGTTTAGCACTGTCTTTCCTCAACAGCAAGCCACAGAAATTTTAGACTATACTGATGATCGATACGTACGTGGTATTGATGGATTAAAAAAATTGTTGAAATGTGGTAGAACCAAAGCGCAATCAATAAAAAGTTCTGGAGTTATAAATGATGCTATAATTCAGGATGGAAAAATAATAATTATTGATGCAAAATTGGCTTTAGAATTAATTAAAAAGAACAAAAAGAAAACCGCCTTAGCGGCGAACTAAGACGGTTTATATGTCTAGTATAACTAAACACTTATTCATTATGGCAAAATTAGAGAAAAAAATTGAAATCCCAACAGAGGAATACAATAAAGCAATCAGAAATCTTAACACTCAGAACTTCAATGATTTTGATATAAATGAAAACTGGTTCTTTATTGATCTTGACAATGAATTTTACATCAAAATTGACAAGACCGGTAAATATGTATTACTGTTTTGTGATACTGTAGTATACCCTCTTAATGAGGTAATGACCAACAAAATTAATGCATGGTTGGAAGACGCTGAAAGAGAAGCTTTAGAAAGTGAGGCTTATTCTCGTGACATTAAGCAAACTGATTACAGATTAATGATTGAGAGATGTTAAGTAAAAGATTTAAAAACAGAGCTAAGGTGGTCCAAACGCCAAATGGCAAGTCTATGTATTTAGCGAATTATGAGGTTCGATTTTTCAGGGCTCTTTGCTGGAAGGGATTAGCTTCAATAGAGGATAAAAAATACAGCCATGACTGAAGTTATGAAATTCCTAATGTGGTATCATGATTTAGGCGGTATCATTCCGAACGATTTAGAAAATATTATACAAAAATTCAAAGATTACTAAAATGGAAAATAAAACCAATCTATATAAAGCAATAATCAGCGTAATGCGAGCTGTTAAAGGAATTGACAAAAATATAACGGTTGGATCTGGAAACAGCGCATATCAAGGAGTATCTGACAAAGATGTAAAATCAATAATAGGTACTGCAATGGAAGAAAATGGACTTGCAATATTACCAATTTCAGTTATCCCAAAATTAACTATTGAAAGATGGGAAGAAACTTCTCAGTACGGAAATAATCCCCCTCAGACAAAAATGAAACAATCTGTATTAACAGAAGTTGAATGTAAATATTTGCTTGTACATGAATCTGGAGAAAGTATTGAAATAGTAGGATATGGACATGGCCACGATGCTTTAGATAAATCTGCGGGAAAAGCAACCACATACGCATTAAAATATGCTCTTCTATACACATTTATGGTGCCGACTGGAAAGATTGATGATGCAGACGCAAAACACTCAAACGAAGGCGAAATTCCACAGAAAAACTCTAAACCTGAAAGGAATTCATCTGGAGAAGTTCCAAAGGAAAAAGCACCTGCGATAAAAATACTTAAAACCGGTACTAAAGCTTGGGAATCACTTGTGGAAAGAGTGAGTAAAGGTGAAACCATCACTAAGGTTGATTTATTAAAATTCTTCGATCTGAAGGAAGTAGAAAAGGAACTTGAATCGTTAAATATCTTTTAATCATGGAAACAAAAATCGCATCAGAAGTACTTAAAAAGGCAGAATTGTCTCCTAAAGACATACTTATACAAAAGCTTATCAATAAGACACTGACAATGTCATATTCAAAGCTAAAAAACCTTTCCAGTCCTGTAAACTTTATAAATGCTCTTTTAGAGCCAAAAGCAAAGAATGACGGAATGACCTTAGGGACAATAGTTGATTGTTTACTTCTTACTGAAGAGAAGTTTGAGCAGCAGTTCACTATTATAGATGTTGTCCCTACAACAGATATGCAGAAAAATGTTTGTAGCAGAGTAATTAGTGAACTTCCTAAGAAATATACAGATGAAGAATTCGAAAAGATATTTACAGATGCATATCATGAATTTTACGCAAAAGGGAAACCTGAATCTCTTAATCACCTTAAAGATTATATACAATCTGTCCATTCCGGAAAAGAATGTATTTCCAAAGAGGATTACGTAAAAGCTCTTAGAATAGTTGAAACTCTAAAAAATGCTGATGATGTAATGAATGAGCTTTGCATCTGCGAAGAGTTCCAGAAAAAAATAGAATTTGAATTCATGGGATGGAAGTTTATCGGATTCTTAGATACTTGGGCTAATTCTATTTTCCATGACTTAAAATATGTGTCAAACTTAAATCCGGATAAATTCAAATGGGAGATAGAAAAATATGAGTACGAGCTCCAGATAGGCAGTTATGCTACTGGGCTTGAAATATTAAAGCTTTCTACTGGTACACCAAAATTTAAGTTCATTACGTACGATGACAAAGGAAATTATTCTATTCTGGAAGTAGAAACAGGCTACATCGACTACTGCAAACGTAAGTTTGAGTATTATGTAATGCGTCTAAACAAAATGGTTCATGAAATGGCCTTTGATAAGTCTTATGATTTCTTTAAAAGTAAGAATGTGATTTATAAACCGGGCTATGCTCCTGGTTTCGATTACACAATTTTTAATCCGGAATAAGATGGCAGAGATAGTAGTAAACCCAAAAGATTTCAAGGTTATTAAAATTACAAGAAATGAGGTTAATAATGCCTTCGGAGGCCTTGGAATATGTGACGCATGTAATTGTAGTGCTTTTAATGGATACTATATAGCTGTATTAAATAGCTGGTATTGTGAAGAAGACTATGAAAAATTCATGAAAGCAGCAACAAATTACCCTGAAGATCAAGAGTATGAAAACAAAAATTTTGATAACGCAAAAAGGCTTTTAAAAATCTGATATGAAATCCATAGAAATAGATACCAGAATAGAGGGTGGTCAATTTCGACAGAATAAAGATTTCATCCGCGATGCAATAACCCAGTTTGAAGGCAAGGATATACAGATCATTTTCAAAAGAAAATATAAGAAACGGACCAATAATGAAAATGCATTCTACTGGGGAGTCTGGATTCCAATCCTTCAAAGAGGAATCCGAGATACATGGGGAGAGGTTCGGGATGCTTCAGAGGTTCATGATATTATAAAGTTGAATTGTAACTATGAGGAAAAGATAAATGAACATACTGGAGAGTTTATCCGGGTTCCAAAATCCTCAACACAGCTCAATACCTATGAATGGGAGTTCGAATTTAAACAGAAGGTAAGACAGTTCGCTTTGGATTTCTTCAACATAGTCCTTCCGGAGCCAGATGAACAACTAAAAATTGATTACTGATGGCACTATTTAAACCATACAAGGGTCTAATAACGCATGAAGGCACAACATACTGGTATCATTATGATGTAGACCTCATAGAGAATAAGTGCAAAAAATATAAAGCACTTACTGCTAAAAATTATCCAGCAGCTGAAAAAGAAGCTCTGAAAATCGATAAAGAAAAAATTAACTAAACATTAAAATTATGTCAGAAACAATTGAAAAAATCGAGCAGGAAGATATCTATCACCCAATAGAAATTCGTTCTGCAGCAATTAAAGATCTATCCTGTAATTACACTTATGAAATATTGGTAGGTAAAACCAGAGGGGACGTTTTAGGGCGTAAAGGAGCTCAAATTATACATGAAGATTTAAAAGAGGCTTTTGAGCAAATGGATGTATTTCTTGCTCACATTGATGGAGCTTTCTCTTCATGGGCTAAAAATCAAACGCCAATTCAAAAGTTAGAAGCAGATGAAAAATTGGCTAACTATTCAGTATCTGGATTTAAGATCTCAGGATTAGAAGAGAATAAATCTGTAATACTTGTAGGATCAAAAGAAACTGATTTCGGGACTATTTCATTTGACACACCTAAAATAAAACTTGAAAGTACATACCTGTACAAAGAAGAATTGAATGATCGCCTTATCACATTGATTAATGAGGTAGAGGAATATATGAACGGTAAAACAGCTCCACAATATGAACAGCTTTCTATGGATTTTACACCTGCATCTGAAGAGACTGATGATGAATTACAAAACGCTAAAGTAAATTAATTATGGTAGAGTTTAAAGGTACTAAAGAACCGTGGGTAATGACATCATTACCATTTGAGACAAATACAGATTCTGTTGCTTCAATTTATGGGGAATATGAAGCTATTTCACCTACAGATGGTGGATCATATTTAATTGCAGATATAAGTAAAAGTCCGGGGTATGAAAAAGCTAAAGCAAATGCAAAGTTAATATCCAAAGCACCAGAAATGTTACAAATGTTAGAAAACATGAAAAATGAATTGTCTTGGTGTATTAGCAAGCTTCAGGAATACGGAGAAGAAGTAGATTTTCAAACACCAGCAGAAGCTGATAAACTAATTAACGAAACAATATAATGTCAATAGCAGAAATCGTAGAACAAAATAAGCCGGATTTATTCTCTGTTGTAGAGAAGCCAAAGTTCACGCTTAGACCTTACCAAAAGGAGGCGGTTGATGCTGGTGTGGCTTACTTAAAAAGCAATTCCAAAAAGAATGCAGTTCTTATTCTTCCAACCGGTGCAGGTAAATCCATTGTCATTGCAAATTTAGTTGCACCACTGGAAGGAAAGACAATCATTTTACAACCATCTAAAGAGATCCTGGAACAGAACTTTGCAAAGTATATCAGCAATGGATATAAAGCATCTGTTTACTCAGCTTCTGCAGGTCAAAAAAAGATAGATCGTGTTACATTCTGTACCATTGGCAGCATCATTAATAAAAAGTATTTGTTTGAGGGTGTAGAGTGTATAATAATTGACGAATGCCATTCTGTGAATGCCAAGGGTGGAATGTACGAGGAATTTATTTCTGCTTTTCCAAATGCTAAAGTATTAGGACTTACTGCAACACCATATAGGCTTCACAATTCAATGGAGGGAGCTCAACTTAAATTTATTACCAGAACCAGACCTAAAATCTTTCATGAGGTTCTTTACTATGTACAAAACAGTGAACTGTTTGATGCTGGTTTTCTTTCAAAGCTTGAATACTTCTCATTAAATGTGGTTGATAGAAAAATGCTGCAGGTAAATAGTACAGGTACTGACTTTACAGAAAAGTCTTTACGCAGATACTATAAAATGATAGACATGCCATCTATAATAGCTAAGTATGCGTTTAGACTACTCAACAAACGACCAAACCTATTGATATTTTGCACTCTGATTGAGGAGGCACAATCTGTGGTAAAAAAAATACCGGGTTCAGTACTTCTTACCGGATCCACAAAAAAGGATGAACGTGAAAGAATTCTTTCTCAGTTTAAATCTGGAAAGATAAAGTGTGTTGTAAATGTAGGTGTGCTTACTACCGGTTTCGATTATCCTGGCCTTGAAGTCGTTCTTATCGCTCGTAGTACAATGTCTTTAGCTCTTTACTACCAGATCGTAGGACGTGCTATGAGAATATGTCCAGGAAAAGAAAGCGCTTGGATTGTAGACCTTGGAGGGAATGTTAATTTCTTCGGTAAGATAGAAACTATGAAAATAGAGCAAACACCTACTGGTTTACATTTCATTTCTAACAATGGTAGACAACTTACTAATGTCCCATTTCAAAAGTAATTAAAATGAAGAGAGAAAGTTTTGTTTTTTATGCAAGCTGGGTAGAAGCTATTAAGGATTTGCCTAATGATATAAGATTGGAGATTTATGATGGCATAATGGAGTATGCTATTACAGGTAATCTTCCAGATTTTAAACCAATGGCAAAGGTAGCTTTTAACTTCATAAAAAACGATTTAGACAGAAATTCCGATAAGTATTCGGAGACTTTAAAATCAAGGTCTGAATCCGGCAGGTTGGGTAATCTCAAAAGATATAATGAGGATTTATATCAACTCGTAAAAGACGAGAAAATGGGATTGGAACAAGCTGAAGAACTCGCAAAAACTCGCAAAGCGTCGCAAAATGTCGCAAACGTCGCAACGATCGCTGTATATGATAATGTTAATGTATATGATAATAATATATTATTACCTAACGGTAATTGTCGTGTTCCTGAAAATTCAGTTCCGGTTGAACTTTTGGAATCTCAGGAAGAGGAAACATCACCAACTACTACTCCACCTAAACAACCAAATACCGATAGAATAGATTTTTCAAATCTCTTGAAGTCGATAAACAAATACACAGGTAGAGGATTTAAGGTGATAAACGAAAAAGTAAAGAAAAGTTACAGGGCTCGGTTAAAAGACGGGTATACAAAAGAAACTATTCTGAGAGCAATCAAGAATGCAGCTAAATCCGAATACCACAAATCTAACGAGTGCCAGTATTTAACCCCTGAATTCTTTTCAAGAGCTGAAACACTGGATAAGTACGGAAACGATACTTCTCCGATAAAAAATAATGAACCAGTTAAAACAGGAGCCTCAGAAGGGGTTTGGAGCGTATGAGTTTTGTTGATCTTGCTCAGTCGCAAGCAAAAATGCGACATATCCGAAAATACGGAGAGCTGTCACCGGTATACTTTGGTTTCGATGGTTGGAATAAATTCAAATCTAACAGGTTTCTTATGGGCTCCCGTAAATGCACAGTTTTATTAGGAGGTGAACCAAACCACGGAAAGTCACAGGTAACAAACGAGCTGGTAATGCAGATGATCGAGAAACACAACTTCAAAGTTGCTCTTTTCACTACAGAATCCGGAGATGTTGAAAAAGTATTCTCTCAATTCTGCGGATTGTATCAGGGAAAACCATATTCACTGGTAAGACCTGATGGAAGTACTAATTCTTTCGCAATGAGTGATAGCGAAGCTGATGAAGCGGAACATTTTCTTCTGGATAAACTCTATGTTTTCAAACAGGATCGAAAAAACACAGCTTATCAAACTTTGGAAAACATTTACAAGGAATTAGCTGCAGCCGAGTTAGCCTATGGGATAAAATTCGATAGCCTGGTTATTGACCCGATATACGATGTAGATGATTTCGAACCTAAAGCCAGCGAAGTATTACGCTGTTTGAACAGAATAAACTTAGAAGCTGAAGAGCATAACCGGTTTGATATAATTGTTAACCACGTAGCCGAAACCCAGAAGACTTATGACGCAAAGACCGGTAAGAGAAAAAAACTCGTTGCTCTCGCAGATGAATTTTACGGCGGCAAGAACAATAACAGAAAAGCAATGCTTCAAATTCTGGTTCACCGACCAGAGCCAACAGTTGATGAAAATGGAAGATGGCGCGACGGATTTGGAAATGACGACCCAATAATTCGTCCTAATCAGACAAACATACACATCCTGAAAATAAAACCCGAAGGAGTCGCAAAATGGGGAATTTATGACATCTACTACGATTGGAAGAGCCGGAGGTATTACGAAATGATCACTGATGATTTTGGAAATACAAAAAAGCAATTTGCCAACTGTACGAAGTTTTTTGGAAGAGAGCCTAACAAATTAGACTCGAATGAACTAAACAATTTTAGACAATCACCACAACAAGCATTTAACTATGACAACGATGAAGACGAAGACATGCCTTTCTGATGAAACCAAACAGCAATTTTTAGGTTGGTTACAAAATTGGGATGACAGAATACAGACTTTAGACGACGTAGACGAACAGACGATACTCAAAAATAAATTAAATAATGCGATTAGAGTAATTACATCAATTCAAAATGAAAGTGATCAAAAAGTACTTAAAAAAGCTAAAAATGAAAAAGAGGCTGGCGAGCTTTTAGAGATAAATCAGGAAAAGAAGTGGTATCAAGAAATGACCAAGGTACACAAAGACCTGCAGGCGGTAATGTTCTCCATTGATAATCTGTATGAATTAAAGAACCGAAAATTATATGATAACATCCGTCTCCGGGCGGAAATAGTAAAACTTAAAAAGTAAACTAATGAACTATCAGGATTTTTTAAAAAATAAAGTAATAATTTCTGAAGACTTTGGTTTTGAAGTTTCAGAATTATCCCCAAAGCTTCACTTACATCAACCTGATGTTGTCAGATGGTGTTTAGCTGGCGGAAGACGTGCAATATTTGCTTCATTTGGATTAGGTAAATCCATGATGCAGTTAGAAATTGCTAAACAGTGTATTTTGAAAGAAAACAAGCCTTTCCTTATCGTTTGCCCACTGGGTGTTGTACAGGAATTTAAGAGAGATAATAAAAAGCTTGGTACAAAATACGAAATCGAATATATCACTGATACAAACGGAATCGAAAACTACGAAAATAAAATTTACATCACTAATTACGAGCGAGTAAGAAAAGGAGACATAGATCCTTTCAAGTTTTCAGGAGTTACATTCGATGAAGCAAGTATTTTGAGAAATCTACAGACTGAAACTACCAATTATGTTTTGAAATACTTCAAGAAAGTACCTTTCAGATTTGTAGCTACAGCAACACCTTCTCCAAATGATTTTATTGAAATTTTGAATTATGCGGATTACCTTGGAGTAGCTGACCGCGGACATCTTCTAACTAGATTTTTCAAGAGAGATCCTAAAAAGGCAGGCAACCTGCAGTTACTGGAAAATAAAAAAGATGAATTCTGGAAATGGGTTTCTACATGGGCGGTATTTATCAATACACCTTCTGATTTAGGTTATGAAAATAAAGGCTACGATTTGCCACCTATGAATGTTATTGAACATCGATTAGACTTGACTTCAGATGAGTTTTCACGTAATAAATTTGGGGATTTAGTTCTATTTAAAGACAATACAAAAAGTCTTTTAGATACTGCCAAGGAAAAACGCGATAGTATTTCGGAACGTATTGAAAAAACACTTGAAATTTTAGAAGCAAATCCAGGTAAAAATTTCATCCTTTGGCACCATTTAGAAAGTGAAAGATATGAACTTGAAAAAGCATTTAAAGAAAGAGGTTTAAATTTTAAAAGTGTTTATGGATCACAATCTAACGCAGAAAAAGAAGAGATACTTTTAGACTTTTCAGAAGGTAAATTTCAATACCTGATCACTAAACCAAGAATTGCAGGATCCGGATGCAACTTCCAAGAGTATTGTAATGATATGATTTTCGTTGGAATAGACTATAAATTCAATGATTTTATACAATCTATTCACAGAATCTACAGATTCGGACAAAAGTTACCAGTAAACATACATGTTATTTATACCAATAACGAAGATGAAGTATTTGCCACGCTTCTTAAAAAGTGGTCAAAACATAAAGAACTACAAAGCGAGATGATTGCTTTAGTTCGCGAATATGGGCTTAATTCTAACTTAATCAAAATGCAAATGGAACGACAAATTTTTAATCAAGGAGACAGAATTGAAATTGGCGGCGCTACCCTTTACAATAATGACTGTGTAATAGCTTTGGATGATGTAAAGTCAAATTCAGTTGGCTTAATCATTACATCAATTCCTTTTGGAAATTTATATGAATATTCCGACAATTATAATGATTTCGGACACAATGATAGTAATGAGAAGTTCTTTGAACAAATGGACTTTCTTATTCCAAAATTATATGACCGATTGGAAGATGGAAGGCTTTGCTGTATCCACGTTAAGGACCGTGTAAGATACTCTTATCAGAACGGAACCACATTCGAAACTACAGAATCTTTCACCTCAGATACTATTGATGCGTTTACAGGAAAATCGATCAAAAGAGAAATAGCATTTTATCAGAATGAAATTCAAAAGTTTCAGGAGTGCTTTAGGAATGCAAAAACAGATGATAAAAAGACTTTCTACAAGTCTATAATATCAGAGTTTGAGTTTATGATATCTGATTTGGAAGAGAAGCTGTCAACACGTTTTCATTTGATTTCTACAGTTACTATTCTTACAGATGTTGTTGCTGAAAATGCACAAACATACCGCCTTGGATGGTCTGAAAACTGCAAAGATGCCACTTCATTGGGAAAAGGTATTAAAGATATTGAAAACCGAACATGGAAAACTAATTTCCGCGGGCGGATTTATATTCATGCATCTACTCCGCGAAAATTTGATATTGCTTTAACTGATGATCAGACCCGTTTAGCGCTTCCGGTACTCGAAAAAGCTTTTAACGGAAATTTACCCTTCGGAGCTATCATTGGTGAGGTTGATGTTGTGGATTGTGTAATAAACCATCTGAGTATCTGGGCTGAAAAATCAGAAGGTGCATTTATAGGTAAAACATTCTACCATAAAGAAGGTATAAAGCCAATTTGGAACTGGGTTCTTGCTAATCCGGTATTATACGACAAACCTATTTTAAACGTTAAAGGAAAGCTTTCTTTCTGGGAATTAAATAAATAAAAAATATAAATCATCATGTCAAACGAAAAATTCAATTTTTACAAATTCCTTATTGTGAAAGGATATTCAAAAGAAGTAGTTAGAGAAATATCCGGAAAAACATTTGCAACAATTTATCAAAAGGAAGTTGCAGAAAATACATGGAATGCCTTAACAGTAAATCAGGATAAAACTTTTACTGCTTCATCTCACACTGGAGCATTGGAATTTAAAAATAAACAACAGCCAACATCTGAAGCTGAAGCCGTTGTAATATTAGAGACAATTGAGAAAGTAAATATTACAAATTAAATGACGTACTGTAATTCACTTTTTGTATATTTGTTAATATTAAATCCCTAAAATTTAATTAATTATGTTCAATGCATTCATTTCCGGTAACCTTACTAAAGATGCTACATCAAGAGAGGTTCAAACCGAAAAAGGCACAATATACGCAATACAGTTTACCATTGCTGCCAATGAAAAATATGGAGAAAGAGAAAGATCAGCTTTTTTACCATGTACATACTGGTCAAAATCAAATAAAATAACGGAGCACCTTACAAAAGGTGTTGCCGTTAATGCTATCGCTAAATGGTATTCTAATAACGAGCATGAAGGTAGATATTATCAGGATTTTGAACTCTCAAAGGTAGAATTTCAAAGAGGTAAATCAGCGTCTGCTCCGGACCCTACTCCCCCACCATCACACCAACAAACAAACCAAGCTCCTGTAAGGCAAAACACCGCTGCAGGAAATGCAACTCAAAACGTTTTTGGAAACGATGACGATGATGATCTTCCATTTTAATTTGTTTTACTATGCAAACGATATATAAATACCCCATAAATCTCAAGAGTAAACAACAGGTAGATATTCCCTATCCGGCTAAGATTATAAAAGCTGGTGTTCAGGATGAAAAAATCTTTATCTGGGCTATTTGCAATCCTTCATTTGAGCCTGTAACCAAAATAATTGAAATGTTCGGAACCGGTGAAAAAATGGAAAATGCTCTCAGGAACCATATAGACACTGTACAGATAAACAGCTTTGTATGGCACATATTCGAAAAATGTCATTAACAAATAAAAAAAATCAATGTCAAAGGAAAATCTATCCATAGTATCAAGAAGTGTATCAGCTGTAACTACTGTAACGGTAAAAGAAATGAGATCAAAATCCCAGGAACAAAACAAAGTTTTCGCCCGGATGATTTTAGCTTATGTTTGCCAAAACTTTTATTCAGTACCGCAAAAGGATATCGCTATTTTCCTTTTATGTACACAGCCGGCGATTTCTCATTATATTAAAACAGCCCAGCAAGAAATTAATGCAAATAAGGAGTTTTCAATGTCTTACCAAAAGGTACTTTTAAAACTATCCACAAGTAAAAAAGCTAAATCTACTGGCGTGAAGATACCTAAGATAGATCCTTACATTGGATTCCCGGAAGCATGTGAAAAAAGACTTGGTATAAAACCTGTAAAAGAACTTCGTTTTCACCCTAAAAGAATGTGGCGCTTTGATTTCGCATTTCCATCCCAAAAAGTTGCTGTAGAAGTTGAAGGAGGTATTTGGATGAGTCAACATGGAGGAAAATCAAGACATTTTACCGGATCCGGTGCAATAGCTGATATGGAAAAATATAATAATGCTGCGGCCTTAGGTTGGAGTATTATTCGTACAACACCAAACAAGCTTTTTTCCGAAGAAATATTAAGCTTTATAGATCAAACTATTAAACATAAAAATTTCATAAATAAATGATGTATAGTATATCATTTATTTATATATTTGTAATGTATTTAAGCCATTACGATGTCGGCAGGGAAAGACATTAAACATCCCTGAAATGGATTTGTAGCTCAGAAGGTAGAGCGGTAGACTGAAAATCTACGTCGTCGATGGTTCGATTCCATCCTTTTCCACGGCATTTTTTTCATATAGATTTATTATTAAATTAAGAAAAGCGTCAACGAAAGGAGATAATTGATATATCTGGAACTCTAAATTAAACTATTTAGCATCTCCAATCAGAGTAGGAGTTTTGACGCTTTTAATTACGCTTTCGTATATCGGTTAATACCCCAGATTTTCATTCTGGTAAGACGGGTTCGACTCCCGTAGGCGTAACAAAACCCTGACATGCATGTCCCAAAGGTAGCAACGGCGAAACGGTAATTGCAGAGAGGTGAAAAGGATAAAATACTGCATTGGGTCCTGCTGCAGATGGATGTTAATGTTATGGTGAAAGTCCGTCCTTTTTTTGGGGAAATAGCTCAGATGGTGGAGCATCTTAGAATGCAGTTCGAATCTGTTTACAGTTTTGGTAACTCTAGGAAAGGGTGTTGGTTCAACTCCAACTTTCTCCACAAACATTTTTATAGAAAGGGCCTTGTCAATGTAAAACAGACTGATCATCTGGCATTGCTATAGAAGTGTAGAAGTTGACAAGGTCCGAGATTGAGGGATTGGCGGAATGGAAGACGCACTATCCAAGATGTTCTAGCGTATTGCCGCGGTATTCAGAATAGAACATGTACAGGTTCGAGTCCTGTATCCCTTACAAGTGCTGTCGCCAACATGGGGATGCTTCTACCGGAAACGGTTAAGTAACGCATTAATCCCTTGAACTGTAACTCGGCGGTTGGGTTAGACACAAGGATGTTGCGTGTGGTCGTTACTTGTAAAATTTTTTAAGCCATAAACATCCTACGAGCGTGGACACTACGAGAGTGTGTCTTTTTCTAATTAGCATCCCTATGAATACATTATTGATAATTGGCTTTTTCCTTGGTTGGATATTGTCATTAACAAGAAAACACTAATTTAAAAATAGTGTAGAAATGGAAAAGAAAACTACTAAAAAAACTACACCAGCGAAAACCGCTGCTAAAACTACTCCTAAGACCAGAAAAACTACTCCGGCCAAGAAGACTTCACCACCCGACAAACCGGTAGAACTGCCACAGGAAAAACCTACAGATAAACGAATTGGAAATCAATTCTGGAAGTTACGCTCAAAGCATGGGCGTGACACTTTATTTTCAACCCCAGAGAAGTTGTGGGAAGCTGCATGTGAATATTTTCAATGGGTGGCGGAGAATCCTCTACTTGAAACAAGAGTGTTTCAGTATAAGGGAAAGGTTGTCAAAGAAGATGTACCGATAATGAGAGCGATGACGATGCAACAGCTATGCTTCTATCTTAAATGTGATGAATCATACTTCAGGACGTTCAAAAGAAATGAAAACAACAAAGATTTTTTCACGGTCATCGCCGACATCGAAAACATTGTTTATACTCAAAAGTTCCAAGGAGCTGCAGGAAATCTTCTAAATGCCAACCTAATCTCCAGAGAGCTTGGATTGATTGATAAACAAGAGGTAGGTAATACTACAACAACAAAAATAGAAAACGTTGATGAGCTTCTGTCAAAGATGTCTGAAGATCAAAGAAGCGCTTTGCTTTCTCTTGCTGAAGAAGCGGATAATAATCATGAGTAAAGCTCCAATAAATATTATTTTATTAGCTTATGCAGCGCAGGCGGACGAATGTAAAAAGAATTTCTTTTACTTCGTTAAGCTGTTCTGGAAAGAGATTATATCGGAGACACCTGTTTGGAATTGGCATATTGAATATTTATGTAAGGAACTTCAATCTGTTTCGCAAAATATATTCGCACGATTACCAAAGCTCCATGATTTATTGATAAACATTCCACCTGGTACAACAAAGTCAACAATTGTTACTGTAATGTGGCCGGCTTGGCTATGGTGTGTTGACCCAAGCATTCGAGTTATTTCAAACTCCTACTCTAGCGATATCTCTACTGAACACGCTATTAAATCAAGAGACATTATTCAGTCTGATAAGTATAAACAGTTGTTCCCAGAAGTAGAGATACGGAAAGACAAGTCCGGAAAGCAAGCTTATGATACTACGCGTAACGGGGCCCGTTATACTACATCTACAGGTGGGGCTATTACTGGTAAGCACGCCCATGTTATTATCAATGATGACCCGCAAAACCCAAAGCAGGCAGAATCTGAGGCGCACAGAAAGCAAGCGGAGGACCATACTAAGACTCTTTCTTCTCGTAAAGTAAACAAAGCAGTTGCGGTTACGGTTACAGTAATGCAGAGATTGCATTCTAAAGACGTTTCTGGCTATCTTCTCTCTAAAAAGGGACAAAGTATTAAGCATATCAAATTACCTGCTGAAATAACAGAGAAAACGCGTCCTATTCCTGCTGAACTTGAAAGCAATTACAAAGATGGCCTTTTAGATCCAGTGCGTTTGTCCCGGAATGACATTAATGAAGCAAAGGTAGACCTTGGTACACGTGGATACAATGGCCAGTGGCTACAGAATCCAACAGCTGAAGAAGGTGATATCGTTAAAAAAGAGTGGTTCCGGATTATTTCAAGGACTGAGTTCTTTAATATAAAATCTCGTACTTTATCACCAGTCATCTATCATTTCTTCATGGATACAGCTTTTACGGATGATACATCTAATGACCCTACAGGTATTTTAGCCACCTGCAGAATTGATAATATACTTTATATAACCCATCGAATAAAGGTTTTTAAAAAGTTCCCTGATTTAATCAAATATATCCCAGAATATACAAGTGCTCAAGGTTATAATTCATACAGTACAATCAGAATAGAGCCAAAAGCTAACGGTAAATCAGTAGTACAACAATTACAATCAGGAACACAGCTAAATGTTACAGAAACACCCACGCCGAACGATAGTAAAGGCACTAGACTTCATGCTGCATCACCAAAAATAGAATGTGGCCGTGTGGTACTTGTAGAAGATGTATGGAATGAAGAATTTATAGAGGAAGTATGTGGTTTCCCTAATGCAGAACATGATGAGGATGTCGATTTAATTGGTTATGCAATCAATTATCATCTGGATGGTGTTGCTCCAGGATCTCCGGGACCTGCGAATATACTTTGGTAGAAATAAAACTAATAATATGAAAATATCAGAATTTACACAAACAGAAATTATAGAAGATCAGGTTAAGATTCTTCTGGTAGAAAGAGATGGAAAGCCGAACATTGAGGATCTTAAAAAAGAATGGGACCCTAAAAAACATAAGGTTATTATTGATCAGGAGTTCTTAAAGGATAAAAAACTAAAAGATGCAAACGGCCAAGATAATGGCAAAAAGAAAGTAAATCGTATTGCAGGTCCATATCAGAAGATGATCGTAAAACGCTCAGTTTCTTTCGGATTTGGTAATGATGTAGAGATAGAACACAATGCAGAACCAAAATCCGATGAAGAGAAGGTACTAAATATCGTAAAGAAAATATTAGAGGAGAATAAAATACATTCATTCAATAGAAAACAGGCAACTGAAATGTACAGAGCTGCTGAAGCTGCTGCGCTATGGTGGTACCGAAAAGTCAATAAACCACATACTGACTATAGTGATGAACCATGTAACTATGAGCTGAATGTAAAGCTTATTACTCCATGGACCGGTGATAAACTTCTTCCGCAATTTGATGTATATGATAAAATGAAGGTATTCTCCCGGTTGTATTCAGTAAATAGACCAGGTGGAAAGAAGGATGAATATATTGATGTGTATACCTCTGATGAATTTAAGAGATTTAAAAAGGGGGACAGTGGATGGTTAGAAGATGTAGAGAAAACAGATGATGGATTTAAACCTATATGGCAGGAAAATATTATTGAAAAAATACCTGTTGCCTATGGATATCAGGAAGACGCTGAATGGCGTGATGTTCAATACCACATAGAACGATTGGAACTCCTACTCTCCCGTCATGCAGAAATAAATGATTACCACGCAGCACCAAAAACATTCATTGAGGGTGAATTAAGTACAATGCCTGAAGCTGGAGAAGCTAATGGTGTATTGCAAGGTAAACCAGGTACAAAAGCCTATGTTCTTTCATGGACAGACTCTCCGGAATCTATAAAACTGGAGATCGAAACACATTTAGAGAATATTCACAAGTTTACACAGACCCCTGATATCTCCTTCAAATCAGTTAAAGGATTAAGCCAAATATCTGGTGTAATGCTGAAAATGCTATTCATGGACGCTCACTTGAAGGTAATGGAGAAGGAAGAGATCTGGGATGATTACTTTACCCGGAGCTTTAATATTATCAAAACCTTCGTGGGCAAACTACTATATCCAAATTTAGAGGAAGCAGCAAACAGACTGAAAATGAAACCAAGGTTTAAGCCGTACATGATCGATGACACTAAAGCATGGATTGAAACGCTTATGGCTGCAAACGGTAATCTTCCGGTACTATCTCAGCAAAAATCTGTTGAAATGTCCGGATTGACTAATGACCCATCGGGTGAATGGGTGATAATTCAGGCAGAAACAGAGGCTAATAAGGCACAAGACGTATTCCAAACAACTAATTTATAATCTATGAAAAAGCTGTTAACCTTATCAATCATAGTCATATTAGTCAGCTGCTGTGAACCTATGAAAGAAGGCTACTGTGTAGGAAAAGAATTTATACCTGAACATAGTGAAAGTCGATCTCAGTTAATTGGTAAAACACTTATGTCAAAGACTGTTCAAGTGCCTGATGAATACATTGTATACTTTGCAAATAAGGATCGTACAATTTCTATAAAAGTTGATGCAATAGCCTATACTGAATATACAGAGGGAAAATTATACAAATTAAAATAACTACTAATGTCTAGCAATAATATTAAATCAGTATACATCGAGCATGGTGCAAATGGTAAAATACCATGCTGTTGTGAAAGTACTTCATGTGCATACGGCACTACATTATGTGCGGCGGCGGAATGGGATAAAAAAAAGGACACATATCCATACAACATCCAAAACATTAAATCTAAACGTGATTTAGCAAATAATCCATCTAAATCAAAATAACCATGTCCAAAATACACGATGACGATTTTGACCGCCTCCACTTTAACCGAGTAGAAGCAAATGTTCGGCGTGTGAATAACCTTTACAATAGACTTATTGGTGATATTGTAAGGGCTGTTTCGTCTGGTCGGATTGATACTACCCGATTATTTCAGTTTTCTGATTATCCGGATCTGAGCAAGAAGTCTAAAAAGCTGTTCGAAGCATTTGCAAAGAATATTTTCACAGAGATCCAGCACCAGATGACTGACAGCTGGAAGTTAGCAGAGAAAAAACAATCTGCTTTGGTAAATAAAGTAGCCCGAAAACTGAAGTTATCCAAAGAACAGGTATCAAAGTATAATGTTCCTAATTTAGAAGCTTTGAACGCCTTCCAAAACAGAAAATCGGACGGATTAAAGCTGTCAGATCGTGTATGGAACTATGCTAACCAATACAAAAAGGAAATAGAACTCGGTTTAGATCTTGGTATTGGTGAAGGAAAGTCTGGAGCAGTACTTGCAAGAGAGCTTAAACAGTATTTACGTGAGCCGGATAAGCTTTTCCGGAGAGTAAGAGATAAGCATGGCCAGTTGGCCCTGTCAAAAGCAGCACAAGCATATCATCCGGGGCAAGGTGTGTATAGATCTTCTGTTAAGAATGCTCAGAGACTTACAAGGACCGAAAATAACAACGCTTATCATGAATCAAACTTCCTGAAGTATCAGCAATTTGATTTTGTCATTGGTATTCAGGTGAAGCTCTCGAATAATCCTAACCATTGTCCGTTCTGTGAGGCTATGGCCGGAGTTTATCCAAAGGATTTCAAGTTCTGGGGGTGGCATCCTCAGTGCCGGTGCACTACGATACCTATCTTAAAAACGCAGGAGCAAATGGATAAAGACAATGAGCGTATTATACAAGGTAAACGACCGTTGAAAAGTAAAGAAGCTATCACTGAGCCGCCATTAGAATTCAGACAATGGATATCTAACAACCGGGATAAAATATCAACTGCAAAAGTAAAACCGTATTTCATCCAAAACAACCCTAAACTGATTGGTGGCATTGCTCAGAAGCAGGCATTTGTCTTCGATGCCAAAGAGATTAAGAATTTAGGCTTTGCCGTATCAAACAGACTGGACCTCGATGATCTTCCGGGAAGATATGATAAGATTATGAAAGGCTTTGATCTGAAGGAGTTGGATTCAGATATGTTAGGCATTCTTGAAAATAATGGGATTAGGTTAGATGGCCGATATATTGAATTTCAAAAAGACAATATTGAAGTTACATACTACGGTGATAAGATTCAGATGATGCGGATGTTCAGTATTCAGGACAGCAAAAATGTTGTGGAACATGCATATTTAAAAATAGATCCTTCCCTTCAGGGAAAAGATATGACAAAAGAAATGTTCCGGGCATGGTATAAGCAATATGCAAACTCAAATATTGATGAAATACATGTTCACGCGAATATAGATGTCGGTGGGTATGCCTGGTCTCGTTATGGATTTGGTGCAAAATCTCAAAAAGACATTATAGATGTTATTAGAAAGGCTTCCTATACCCTATCTGGCGATGATCTTAAAGTTTTTAGTAACTGGATAAAGGAAAGTGATAAAAATGGATTTTTCGATATGAATAAGCTTTCATTCGAACCATTTGCAAAGAAATTATTACTTGGTACTGACTGGTATGGTTTTTTAAACCTGAAGGACCGGAAGCAGTCTAAAATATTTACAGACTACTTATTTGGGAAATGATGTATTATACTTCAGATAATCAGCTTCTGTATATCCCCATCGTTCCAATGTAGCAATGATATCTTCTTTTTTGGTATTGTTACGCATAGCGGCCCAAACAGCATGTTTTGTTTGGGTTTCTTTGTCTACAGAGAATGTAGAATGCATTTTGGTATTAAGTTCTTCTTTCATTTTATATTAAAATTTATATGTTTCTTTGAGTTCATTATAAGCTTCTTCAGCGGTAAAACCTGCATCAATCATGCCTAATAATGCTTGCTTATATTCTTCTGGCGTGAAATGTAAATGATCAACAGTGTTATCTACTTCTTTAGCAGGTGTGCCTCCTATGATAAATTGAATTAATTTCGGATCCGGATTCTCAATCACAAATTCAAAAGAAGCCTCCGTTTTTTCATTGAGAATATCACGTATATCTTTGTATATAGCATCGGTTACATTCTTTACCTTATCCGTCATATCATCATTAATATTTTCTTCACATTTAGGACAGTGAGAATAAGGCCTATTTTCGTAGCCACATTTATTACATTTCATTTCTTATTTTATTTAATTCCATTGGTGTTATAGTAAATTCATCAAGGGGATATAAATCACCCGATTTTAGCTCTGTAATAACCTTATCTACTTCCTCCATACTTGTACAAATAGCTATTGGTGGGCAATTGTCAAAATTATGCTCTATATCGACTACAAATACTGTATTATCCATTTTCTTTAGATTTACGTAATAATTTATCTTTTCTAATAACACAAAACTTTGTCCGGTATTCGTCTTCATACCCCAGTTTCTGTTTGTAAACTGTGGCGATCTTCACACCTAATATTTCAGGAGTAAAGAATGCGAAAACAGCTGAAAGACTGCCAAAATAATAGTCTTTTTTGCCATTTACTTCATCGAAGAACCTAACATGGTATATTGTACTGTAATTCATATTGTAAAGGTAATTATTAGTCATAATGCCATGCAAACACCGCGTCTCTCCAGCATATAATAAGTACTATGGATCCTATTAATAGTAAAATATACATAATTAGGAAAATTTTATCTTCTGTATCTAAACTTTTAAAAAACTTTTTCATTTAGCAAAGATAACCTATGCTTTTTTGCATGCTTTACGGTTTCCCGTAATATTTACTTTCTTATTTTTTTATAGAAGCCAGGAGGAATAACCCCTCTGGGCTTTTTATCGATGTATATTTCTTCGAGTTCTTCCATGACCGCAGGTACAAGTATTTTAATACTCTCCTTCATTGCACCGGTTCGAGCTTGGAAGGCTTCGATAGTAGCGATTACTTCATGCATAGAATAGCCATTCGCCTGGCAAAACGCAGACAAGTGTTATCCGGAACCAATGATCATTACGTCAGGTATTTTATTTTCCATTGTCTACTTCGTTTTTTTTGTTGATACGTTGTCAAATATTGATGTCGTCGTTGTGAATGCCTTGTCTCCTTTTAAGTATTTACAAGCTATTTTACCCTTGTCGTTTTCTAATATTAAAATATCATCTTCGTGAATATCCGTTTCATCAAATCCAAAGTCATGATTTAATAGCACTGAACCTATCCACAATCTCAAAAACTCATTACGCTGTTTTTTCGTCAGTCTCTTTGGTGTATTTTCCATTGTCTTTTACTTTGTTTATTAATTGCTTAGCTTTTTCCCATGCTTTAGGCAGCCTTTATTGCTTCGTGTTTGGTCATGGTCTTTCAATATATTTTCTATTAACACTTAATTCTTTATTGTCATCATCCATTAAAATAGTTACATAAGCATCAAATTCATTAGCTTTAACTATAGTTCCAATAGTTCCCCCACTTATTACTCTATCTCCAACTTTGAAATCCATTTTCCCATTTAGTCCTAAAGAGTATAGAAGATCAACTTCTAATCCTGAAGCAAGCATGCTATACTTTTCTACACTATAAATAGCTCCTCCTGACTGAATTTTAACCCTGCCAGTATCTGTTAATATAATTTCTACTTCTATTTTATTTCTTATCATAACAAGATTATATTTTATTGTTAGTTATTTGAAATAGTCTTTCACAGATTCAGATGTCTGCAACATGTTTTTTAATACAGGAATTAATTCGTCTACATCCGTGATTTTAATTTTATCCAAATCCTTTTTTAATCGTTTTAGATTCTCAATTTTACCTGATATATCATCGATCTCAGTGTCACCCCAATATTTCTCATTTTGAGAAAGCCGGCTTCTAAGCACCGATTTAGCCTCTTTAATATTTTTAGGCAGGTAATCAACATACTTTATTAATCCACGTCCACTTACAGCTCCTAAAAGCCTAGGGTTTACAAATTGTCTGCATTCTTCGATATATAAATCAAGAAGCTGCAAGTCAGTTAACGGTTCTAAATCTTGAAATTTTGCTTGGCTCATAATATTTTGTTTTACATCAATACGGGGGTAGTTGTTATTTTTTTTCCTTCGGTTTTAAAGCTTCCGGAAGTGGATAGCCTTTTATTCTTGCGATATGTTGGTTAAATGTTGCCCAAACATCACGATCTTTGAATTTGAAATGTCCAGTACCTTTCTTGAATAGTTTTACTTCAAAAAATAGAAAATCGAACCACTGCCCATATTCAAGTGGTATATCTCTTCTGTTTACTGCAATTCGGAAACAATTTTCTGGAATCCAAGACTTTCCAGTCAGATAGCATAAAGCTTTCACAAAATCATCAACAATTTCAGATTGCCTGTCATTTACATCTGGATATGTCCCCCACTTGCATTGAGGCGCTATATATGGCATGATGAATTTTTGATTTACCAGATAATGACTATTTGTCTTCCAGCCTTCAACACCGTATCTATTTTCATGGTAATGCGCAGTTAACTTGTCGAATACCTCTAACAAAGCTTTATCCATTCTATGTGATTGAGTTCCAATCACAATTTCAATCATTCGATACACATTTCGCATCGTGAACGGAATCTTAGTCTGTTTTTCAACAAACAAATTAATCTCTTCACTAAGTCCCTTCGTAGAATACTGGTGCATATTCATTTTTCCAAAAATGTACTTCCACGCAGATTTTTGCAGGTCTTTTTTATAGTCCTCTCTCGTTAATTTCGCCTTATCTCTGGTCATTGACAATGCTAGATCAGATGAAAAAAACGACCCAGTTAAAGCATTCATTTTACTTGCAGATTCAAGTTGCTCGTCGAAAATTTTTATAGCACCGACATATCTGTTAACACAGTCACGAACGAAATTATATTGTTGTAATCCAAAATATTGTTCTTCTTCATATTCTTCCATGAAAAAGCCTTCAAATTCAGTATCAGACTTTGTTTTTGGTTTGAATAATTTAACCAGCCCAATTTCAACGCCTGTTTTTCGTTCTGCATCTGAAAATACATCACCTAAATTCTCAGATGTACCATAATCTTTAATAATGGATTTCAACTCTTGTCTATAAGAGTATTTTGAATTGCTTAGCGTCTCATAGTTGCATAACGCAATTATATTACAGCCATCTGGGGAAATATCCCAAGCGTGTAAAATATGCTTTTCATCTGCTGAGAAAGGCGGATTCATTATAATATAATCCACATGAGAAATCATTTCAGACGTGACTATCAAAAAATCATCAGAAATAACCTTACATTTTGACTTTAGAATAGTTCTTAAGTCACTATTCAATTCACAGGCGATAACGTTTGCCCCAGAATTCTGACAAAAATCTACAATGTCACCCTTTCCAGCACTCGGCTCTAAAACAACTTTATTATTTAAATCTAAGTCCCAAGTCATTTGAGCAATGACAGATTCGGGCGTTGGGTAAAAATCTTTATTAAACATGATTTTTTATTTCTATGTGTTACAGTTGGTTTTGCATTTTTTTTACAATGTGGATTATTTCATCCATTTCTGATTCAATTAAGGTTAGCCCATGTTGGCTATGCATGTGATTAAATAACTCTTGATAATGACTTTTAAATTCAGGAATCTCTGGTGTTACTTTTTCAAAATCATATTTTGGAATATATAGCCCGAGTTTTTTAAGAAGTGATCTAGTTTTACCGGGCATGTAACTACCTTTTAACGGCTTATGTCCATACCGGCTGATAACAGCGCTGTAAATCTTTCTCCGGAAGAAATCTATATTGTAGCCTCTACCAAGTGTTTCTTTAGCTTCTTTAGCTGCTTGCAGAATCTCTTCATCGGTTGCAGAATCAGTAATTTCTTTGAATTTAGTTTCATACTCTTCTTTAGAATAAAGCCCTTTTTTGTGCTCTAAATCTGTTAACTGTTCTAAAATGCTCATTTTATTATTTATTTATAATTCTTTAGTATAATATATTTAACATATTTATATTATATATAAAATAAAAGGCTTTTTACATCTTAACATAAATACTAATACAAAGATATATAAAAAACTAATATGATGTACTGTACGCCACTTTTTTAACTTTGTTTCAATCATTTATCGAAACAAAATGAATAGACAAGAATTACTAAAAATCACGAAAAAGCACTTTAACAAGTTTGGTCTTTCCGCAAAATCATTGGGCGAAATCACAACTCTGATTGAGGGTTCTTTAGATGAAAACTCAACTGATGAAGATGCAATCGAACAATGTAAGCGATTTGAGCCACTTGCAAGCTCCTACCAGACAGATATTGACACTCGTGTTACTTCTGCTGTGGAGAAGGCTAAAAAAGGATCAGAAGGTGCAGGATCAGGAGAAGGGGCTAATGATGAACCTAATCCAGGTAATCAACCTCCGGCGAACTCAAACGAAGCTGTTCTGGCTGCCATTGCTGCGCTTAGCACTAAGGTAACGAACATGGAAAAAGGGCAATCTGTGCAAACAAACAATGAAAAAGTTGTTGCAGCACTGAAAGAACTTAAAATGTCTGATAAACAAATCGAATCAACAATGCTTGGAAGAAGCTTTGAAACGGCAGAGTCTGCTACAGAGTTTATAGAAAAGCAAACTGATCTATATGCTGAAATAGCTAAAGAGCAGGTTAGTGAAAGAGCAGGTTCAGGCATCGCTCCTATGGGATCTGGAGGAAATGTAACAAAAACTCAGAAGGAAGCTGATATAAAAGCTTTCAATGACAAATTCTAAGGTTTCGGTAGCTAATAATCATTTAACAAAAACAAAATGGGATACTTAGAATCTACTTCAGAAACTGGAACAAGAGACATTCCAGTATTCCAGAAGGTCCTTGAAACTGCCAGAGGTGGTTTTACATTGGATATGACTGGATTGACAGAGGGGAATGTTATTCCTGCGGGAACCCCTATTACGTTTGACGAAGCTACCAGAAAAGCAAAAATTGCTGCTCTTACAGGTACTGCACCTAATCAAACGTCCGATGCTAAAGGTTTGCTTTATGCATCTGTGAAAATTAGAAAGAACGCTCCTATCGATGTTGTATTGAGAGGAACTGTTTATAACAGGAGAGTTACACCAGCGATTAATGATGCTCATAAAAAAGCATTACCGCTGATCATTTTCTCTGAATCATTCTAACCCTTTTAAGACTAATAACCATGGAAACGACAATGTTCGGAAACGTAGTGGACCAAGAGACACTACAAATTATGATCGATACAAGGGCAGAAAAATTCAATGATCCTTGGTATAAACAGTACTTTACTTTTGCTGTTCCTCAACTTTCACTTACGTATAGCTCTGTACTTGGTACATCAACCATTACTCCAGCTGCACCTTTTGCAACCAGAGATGGTGAAACTCAACTGGCAGCTCGTGAAACACTTGAAAAAATGACTGGTGAAATTCCACCAATCAAATACATGCGAGATCTTAATGAAGAACAGGTAAGAAATTATAAAGTTCTTCAAGCTCTACAGGGTGTAACTGATCAGGATAAAAAAATGCAGGCCTTAAAACTTATTTGGGACGATGTAAAATATGTTTCAGAATCAGTTGATAACAGGCTTAACCTTACAGCTGCTCAGGCTATTTCTACTGGTAAAATCAATATCACAACTGACAATAATCCATTAGGTATTGTCGTAGGAGAAATTGACTTGAAAATGCCAGCTGAAAATAAGGTAAATGCATCTAACGATTGGAGCGATGCAGCTGCTTCTAAACCTATCACCGATATCATTGGTGTCGTAAACAAAGCATCTGATAAAGGTTTGCTTTTCGCTAAAATTCTAATTGAGAGATCTGCAATGTTCAATTTCCTTCAATCAAAAGAGGTAAAAGAAACTGTAGGTACATTCTTCGGATTATCAGCGGCTGCAAGAAGCTCCCAAACTGCACCATTAACGATTGATAGAATAAACGAATATATGACAGCTGCAAAGCTTCCTGTATTCGAAGTAACTGATATCCGTGTAGCAGTACAGAAAGACGGTAAAGATTCAATCATTAAGCCATTTGAAGAATCAAACTTGGCATTTATTCCAGAGGGTAACCTTGGGGAGATTAAGAATGCATTGGCAATGGAAGAAATGGAACCTGTTGAAAAAGTTATTTACGCTAAAAACAACAGAACACTGATCTCTAAATGGAAACAGAACGAACCTTTCAAAGAGTGGACAAAAGCAGAGCTTAACGCATTCCCGGTAGTTGGTGCAATCAAGTACATCTACCTGTTAAGCACAACAAAGTCATTTTAATAACAAAATATTTTAGGGATGCCAATTACCAACCAGAATTATTTCAAGAGTAAGCTAAGTCTTTTGGGAATCACTATGAGTGATCAAGATTTAGAAATATTCTTCCTTTCAAAGGAAGTTATTCCTACAGATTCTTTAACGGATCCAAAGCAGATGGATGTTTTATTCACTGAAATAGTTCTGGGGTTATTGGTGAGACCTGATATTTCTGAAGATGATTATTCAATAAAGTACAACAAGGATTCATTGGAAGCCTGGTATTCTTTTGAGTGTACCAGATTAGGAATTGAAAACTTGCTAAAAAAAGGAGAATCAGAAGTTAAAGACATGAGCTTCTTATCATGAAGTTTGAGCAATATCCATACGATCTATTTGTGATCAAAATTGTTGGTGGGGGCCGTGATGATGACGGTTTTCCAATACCTACTACAGAAGAGCCTGTCTTTCATTCTAAATGTAGAACAATTGCTGCCGGTTCCGGGAACATTGTGGCCACTGAAAGCGGAGAAGTAACGAACTATTCAACAACAATAGTAATGCCCTTAGGTACGCCGATTATAGAGGCTAACTCCAAAATCATGGTCAGTGATGGAACAAAAGGCAATGTAATAAGATTTAAAGAAAGACAGCTTCACTGTAGGTTATGGGTATAAAAGCAAATTTTGATTGGAATGGTATAGATAATTATCTGGAGGATCGCCGAAAGCTTTTAGAAAATCTAATTCTTCGGAATCTGAATTACTTAGGTATGAAGTGCGTTGCATACGCCAAATCTTTAGACACTTACAAAGATCAGACAGGTAACCTTCGAAATTCTATCGGATATGTGATTGTAAAAAACGGGCTAATTGTAGAAGCCTTGTTTCAATCCGACAGCCGGGGCCCGGCTTATGGAACATCAGATAAATCCGGAGAAGTTGAAGGAGAAAAATTCGCTAAAGAAGTTGCTCGAAATTTCAGAGAAGGATATGTATTGATAGTTGTTGCCGGTATGGAATACGCCAGTTATGTAGAAGACGTTCGCCATCTGGATGTATTACAACCTGCAGAAACTCTTGCAAAATCTGAGGTACAGAAGATTATTGGAAACATTATAAACTCAATGAAGAAAACATGATAACATCATTTGAATTAAAAAGCATAGTATACAATGTCGTTAAAAACAGCGGTGTAAAAGCACTTATTAACGGTGATATATATAATACTAATCGCCCACTTAATTCTCCTAAAAATGATATTGTTATAGGTTCTCTTGCATCCGGGAATGATATAATGAATTCATCTGTTGTATTGATAAATATCTATGCTAAAGATATTCAAACAGGTCAAACATACGAGGCTGATTATAGGACTTTGAATAATGCAACAAAACATCTTCTACCCTTTTTTGATGATGTCTACATAAAAGACAAAAAAACCAATCTGGACATTGAATATCAACGTGATTATAAAGTTGAAGGTGTTCAAGAATGGGTTTCCGTAATACGGATAAAAACAGTAACAAAACTATAACCAACTAAATAAATTTTACCATGGCATGGACATTTGGATTAGATAAACTATTGTCTGGCGACGTTGGCCAAGACGGTGGATTGGGTACGGCTCTAACTGAGCACGATGAGACCCTTAAAGGTACTGCAGTATTAGACTCTACAGACCCGACAATTACTTGGATTTCTACCGAGGAAAAAGGAAAAAGAAAGGCTATTAATCAAGGAGATTCCGAAACGACCTTGGTGTTTGAAGTTGCCAACCCAAGTTTAGAAACACAGGCTTATTACGGTGGTGGAACTGTAAAAACTGATGCTACAACAAGTAAAAAAACATATTCACCACCTAAAGGAGGTCAAACATTGTACAAGTCTTTCCGGGCAGTTACTAAGGAAGGTTTCGATGTGGTAATTCCGAAAGGAGGTGTTGCTTGTAAGCCATTAGGAGGAACTCTTGGTACTGAGGGAGTTCTTTCACTTAAAGTTACCGTAACAGCAGAAGTTCCGGATAAAGCAGGTCTGGATTATCTATACTACGAAGAAAAATAATATCAAAGCCATCCTACTGGAGGGTGGCTTTTTTCTTACAACATTATGCAAGACAAAGAATTTAATGAACTATTAGCTGAAGAGCTTGAAGCGAGGTTGCTAATACAACAGGGAGCTTATTTTGAAACTCCTAGATCTTCTCTCTTTGGTTTTAAGCGTAAAGCTAAGAAATGGCATGTAAAACCTTTGGTATATGGAACCATCATTGAGGCAAATGTATATGCTGTTAAAATAAAAATGAACCTTAATGAAGATCGGTTGTCATCCATACTTACAGAAATGGATAATAACATAGAGCCACAATTGAATTTCATTGCTACCTGTGTTCTTCATGATAAATGGAAAATAAAACTTTTCCGGAGGTGTCTGGCCAAATACCTTATGTGGAAGCTAAACCCGGAGACAGTTCATAAAATATGCATCGGTATACTCCAGATGTATGATCTGAAAAATTTTACAGACTCTATCAGATTGATCGGGACCATAACGAGTCCTCAGGAGCCCGCTCTGATAGATTTAAACACACAGGGCTTAAATCAACCTACGGAATTGTAGGGTCAATATTAAAAACTCTTCCAGGAATCTCATATCAGGATATCATGTGGAGGATCAGCTGGCCTGTTTTACTTCGAATAATGGCAGATCTCCCGAACTACATAGAGAAAGATGATCCAGAAGATGAAACTGGAAATACAGGCGATAATTCGTCTAAAAAAACTGAAAAACTAACACCTGAAACCTCTGACAAATTTAAGCAGTACATACAAAGCTTACAGGCGTCACAAAAGCAAAAACCATGAATCAAGGAGCTTTACATTTCGAAACATTATTGACTACCCGTGATTTTGAAGCCGGAATGCAAAGAATCCGTAATGATATCAGGGGCACTTCTACTCTAGCCCAGCAAGAAGCTCAAAAAATGGACTCAGCATTTAAAAACCTTTCTATAGGTATTGCAGGGTATTTTTCAACTCAATCACTTATGGGCTTTGCAAAAAAGCTTATAGATGTACGTGGAGAGTTTCAAAAGACTGAAATTGCTTTTACTACTATGCTTGGTAATGCTGGTAAGGCAAAAGTATTAATGGGTCAAATGGTAGACCTTGCAGCAAAAACCCCGTTCGGATTGAAGGAAGTTGCTGATGGAGCAAAACAATTACTCGCTTTTCAGGTTCCTGCAAATCAGGTTGTAGATACTCTAACCCGAATGGGTAACATTGCTGCTGGTCTTGGTGTTCCTTTAAGTAGAATTAATCTGGTTTATGGTCAGGTTAAGGCTAAGGGGCGTCTTATGGGAGATGACCTACGACAATTCACAGAAGCGGGTATTCCAATGGTTGCGGAGCTTGCTGATAAATTCGGTAAAACAGAAGCTGAAATTATCGCAATGGTTTCAGCGGGCAAAATTGGATTTAAAGATGTAGAGGCTGTCTTAAAGGGCCTTACAGATGAAGGCGGAATGTTCTTTAATCTGATGGAAAAACAATCTGAATCATTATCCGGTAAATGGTCAAATCTTGAAGATTCATTTGAGCAAATGCTTAACAAAATTGGTGAATCCAATCAGGGATTACTTGGAAGCGGTATAGATCAGTTATCAAATTGGGTTGAAAATTACCAGGAAGTTGCACAAAGTATTCTTGAATTAGTTTCTGTATATGGAACTTATAAGGCAGCAGTTATAGTTACTGATACTCTAACTAAGGTATACAACAGAACTATAATGTCTGAAATTGCCTTATTGGGTATTTCGGAAAAAATGAAACTTGGGCGTGCATTAGTTACTCAAAGACAGGCCTTAGCAGCATCTGAAGAGGCCGCTGCTGAATTGGCAAGTACAAGAGCTAAATACGCATCATTACAGGCAGAAGTTTCCAGTTTAGCTATAAAGAAACAAGCAGCTGTACAATCTGCTCTAAATGCGCGATTAAAACTACAAGAGGCTCAGACAGCTTTAACGTCTGCCAGGGCTGAACAGGCTGCTCTGGGGCAAACTGCAACAGCAAGAGAAGTAAATATAGCAGCTAAAAGAGTTGAGACAGCTCAAAACAATGTTATTGCAGCTCAAGAATCAGCTTCTATTACAAGAAAAAGAGCTCTTGCAGCATCAACAGAATTCTATACTGCTAAACAAACATTAGAAAATTCTGCAACGGCCGTTGGTGCTGCAGAAAAAGCTGCTGCGACTGCTGCTGAAGTTGCTCAAGTTGCTGCTAAGGATGCAAATGCCATAGCAACAACCAGGTTAACCCTTCTTCAGAATATTCAAACGCTTTCAACTTTAGCCCTTGCCAAAGCCCAGGAGTTTTTGAATGCTACATTAATGTCAAATCCATATGCAACTGTTATTGTATTATTAGGAGTTTTGACTTACAGTATATACAAAGCTGCTTCCGCTACTTCGGAACTACAAAAAGTACTAGATCAATATAATGAAGATCTAAAACAGACTAATGTCTCTGTAAATGAACAGAAAACCAAGTTAGAGGCTCTGATTAAAAATATTAAGAAGCAATCTACTTCCTATGAAGAAGCCACTAAACTACTTAAACAGGTTAATAAGCTAACCGATAATCGGATTGAAGGATTAACTGTTGAAGCAATAAAAACCGGTAAAGCTGATGCTGCAATAAAAGCTTATACACAAAGCTTATATAAAAATGCAGAAGCAATGTTGAAGGTCCAAGAGATTGCTAAATGGGAAGAGGAATTAAAATCACTAAAAGAAGATGTTAAAAATTTCACATTAGGTGAAAAATTAAATCAATCTTTCAATCCTTTCAGTAAAGATTATTGGACTCTAAACCCTGAAGCAACTAAAAAAGAAAGAATTAAAGCTTTAGAAAAAACTATTTCTGATGCTAAAAAGGATGTAGAAAAAGCTGTGAAGGATGGCCTTGATCTTAATACTGGTAACGCAGCAGATAAAGCATCTATAAAACTAGGGTATGTAGAACAGATACAGGAGCAAATTGATATGCTGACTGATGCTTACAAAAAAGCTCTCACTCCAGCTGCAGCGGCAGCAATTTTAATAGAACGTGCTAAACTTCAAAAAAAGCTTGATGACTTAGAACCGAAAAAAGAGAAGAAAGAAAATAGGCAGATAGCTGAAGTTCTTCCAGTGGGATCTATTGCTGAGCTTCAACGTAGAGCAAAATTAATTGAAGATGCGGCCAATGTTGCTGTAAATGGTATCGTAAAACTACGTAAAGTAGACAAATACGGTCAGGAAAAGGATAAAAATGGTAATGTTTATTACACAGGTGAGACTGTTACTATAGAAGAAGCAAAAAAACGTATAGAGGCTATAAATAGAGCTATTCGTGAAAAACAAGCTGAATCTCAAGCTAGAACCTTTAATGAGGAAATGGATGAAATTAAGCGTCAAATTGGTATCCGAGATAAATTACTACAACAGGGTTATACAAAAGAATCAATTGATAGAATGTTTCCTAAGATTAAGGATAAATCATTCCTCCAGTATTTAGAGGAAACAGATATTGCTGTAAAAAAACTTATAGAATCAGGTCAGGCAGATAAAGAAACTGTACAGAATTTAGATCTTATCAAAAATTCTCTTAAGGAATATAAGGGTCTTGAAACATACATTGAGGGCGTTAACAACCAAATTGATGTATTAAAGACTAAGTTTTCTGGAAGTGAGCTTATATCACAACTTGGAAAATATGGTAATCTAGATCCTGGAAATTCAACGGAAGAAGAAATAGCATCAAAAAATCGTGCTATAAAAAAAGCTCAGGAAGATGAAAGAAGACGTATCCAAAACAACTATAATCAGCTACTTAATGATCATAAAACTTTCGAAGAAAAAAAGGCAAAAATAACAAAAGACTTAAATGATTCTTTGAGCCTGGCTAAAAATGATTCTGAAAGGGAAAAAATTAAAAAAGCTTATAACGAACAATTTTCTGCTATTACTGTTGAAGCCTTCAGAAACTCTAAAGATTGGGAAATAGCATTTGGAGAAATGGAGTTTACTTCAAAATCTACTTTAGAAAGAATTTTGAAACAGCTTATTAATTTTAGACAAGCAAATAAAGATAATCTGTCTGTTCAGGATTATAAAATAATATCAGATAAGATTATAGAAATTCAAAATAAACTTTATCGGTTTGACCCATTAAAAGGTTTAATGTCATCATTTAAGTCTTATCAAAATGATGGAAGTAATTTATTGAAATTTCTTAATCAATTGGAGCAAGCAAACTTAGACCTTGCTATAAGTTACGACCTGCTGAACAAAGCGCAAACGAATGAAGAATTTGATGCTGCCATGAGAAAACATGATGCAGCACTGGAAAGGCGCAAAAATGCTACTGAAGAATTAAGAAGAGCTGAGGAAAGGTATTCGAATTCTCAAAAAAGACTTATTGCTTCTTTAGATTTTATATCAGATAATTTCAAAAGTATAAGGGAAACAATAATTTCCGTAAAAGGGATTTTTGATGATTTAGGAGTAAGTACAGATAATGCTTTCGGAGATATACTTGATAAAATTGAGCAAACCCTTCAAGGTTTTGAACAGTTTCAAAAAGGAACTCAAAATATTATACAAGGGTTATCATCAGGTAACATAATTCAAGCAGTTGCCGGTGGAGTTCAGGCTATTGGAGGTCTTATAAAGTCTATTTCCGGCTGGTTCAATAACGACAAAAAGAAAGAACGTCAGATAAAGTCCTGGGCAAATGAGGTTGAGAACCTTAAAAATATGTATAAAGAGCTTGAATATGCTGTTAAAAAAGCTCTTGGAGAAGATATATATAAAGGCCAGCTGGACCAAATAAAAAATTTACAGCAGCAACAGCAGCTTCTTATCCAAATGCGTGATAAAGAAGCGGATAAAAAGAAATCTGACAAGGGAAAAATAAATGATTTTAACAGTCAGATTGATGATATAAATCGTGCTATTCAGGATATCCGGGACAACATTATAAAAACAGTTCTCCAGACGGATGCTAAAGATTTGGCGGCTCAGCTTGGGGATGCTTTTATTGAAGCTTTCAGTAAGGGTGAAGATGCGGCAAAAGCTTTAGATAAAGTATCGGGCGATGTGTTTAAAAACATGATAAAAAATGCTTTGAAATTAAGAATGGAAAAAGCTTTGCAGCCCCTACTTGATCAAATTTTACAGGCTTCAGGTTTTGACAAGAACGGAAATGGGTCTTTCAAAGGTTTTACTCCGGAACAAATCGAACAGTATAAAAAACAGATTGCCCAAATAGGTGCTTCTCAGGAAGAGTTTTTAAAGGCATACCAGCAATTATTCCAGGAGGCTAATGCTAATGTTAGCGGAATGGAAGGATCTATAAAGAGTATTACTTCTGAAGAGGCAGGGGCTCTTATAGCTCAAATTAATGCTATGCGTATTAACCAGGGCAAAACAATCAATATTCACCAAGAGAATTTAGAATTAATGAGAGGTGTACTTATACAGTTGATGAAAATTGAAGATAATACACGTCCTATTAAAGGCATTTATAAAGAAATATCTGAATTAAACAGTAAAGTAACTAAAGACAACGGATTAAGAGGATCAGGCTCATGAAAGATATAAGAAGTAAAGCAAAAAAATTAGGCCTTTGCCAAGATTGGCAGAAGAAAATGAAATACGCTCCTTCCCTACAAGAATATTGTCAAATGTTTTTTGATGGATCTGACTGGGCTATGGAAAACGATTTCCCTTCTCTTGGCCTTTTAAGAAAATATAAAGAAGCATCAATTTATGGACTTTATACGGATGCTAAAACGGTTAAAAGAAACCATATTAAAATAGCCTTTTTCGGCTTATCTGATGCTGTTCTTAATTATGATGGACATATTGTTAGTGAAATATATATACGTCATAAATCGAGTATTAAAATTACTGCGAAAGATAATGCAATTTTATTTGTTACAGTCGCTGATAATGCAATTGTTGATATAGAAGTTAATGATAATGCAGTAGTTAATGTGTACAGATATGGAGGGACTATTACTGGTAATTTAACTATAAATGAAAGGTCATGGGAGAAGTAGTCTATAAATTAAATGGCATTCAATTCAATACTAGAGCTAATAATCCTTATAAAGTATATGTGTCAAAATCAGATGGATTAATTGGAAAATTAAAGCCTAAAGCTAGAATTACATACGATTGGCCAGGATATAACGGACGTCAATCAGATCCATTACAAAAACCATTATATGAAGTAAGAGAAATATCCCTTGAATGTTGGGTAGAAGGTAATAATTGGGAAGAAATGAAGCTTAATTATGAAAGTTTACTATCTGAATTTGATAATATAGGAACTCAACGCTTATTGGTTGCACCTTTCGGAACAAACACTCCTATGGTATATGATGTTTTATTTTCTGAATCTTCAGACCCTAAACAGGCTTTTAAAGATGGTGAAATGGTTGGTGTATTCACTTTGAAAATGGTAGAGGAAAATCCTATTAAAAAGATTTTACAAATTGAGTCTTCCGAGCTGCAGCTTTCTTTTAATTGCAAAAAGTGGGTTGATATAAATACCGGATATTCAACCTTATTCAAAAAAGGAGATGTAAGCATTAATGAGACTCTCCCATTTGAAACATCAGACGAAGGTAATCTTATTCTTGGAAGTACAGAATCAAAAAAGTACTATGAAACATCAGCGGTTATAGAGAATGATATAAAACAATATACATTCGGAGCCGATACAACCGGGACCGGAAGCTATACTCTATATGCAATCGCGAGAGATAAGGCAACAAATACTTTTGAAGTATTAGGGAAACAGAATTATACACTAGCTGGTCCGCAAAGAATAGGAGTGCGTTTTTCTGCGAATTTAGATTTGTATGGAAAGTTAGTTTTCACTCTTCAAAACACATCAAATCAAACATTGTCACTATCAAAAGCAGTTTTAAAAACCGGATTCGGAAGTTTTGATTATGAAGCTAACGCAAATATGCATTATATCTCTTTAGCCGGAGACGTTGACGAGATCGAGAATTTAACTACAAATGCAGAGGTGCTATGGGAGAAATTGTAATACAACAGAAAAACGGGAATACCATCGACTTAATGAGTCGCATGCCTTTTATCAGTATGTCCAGTTTTGTCCTTAATAAGCAGATTAATTTTGAGGACTTTATAGATATTGAGGTAAATTCAAGCACTCCGTTAAATCTTTTTTTAGAAGACAAAATAAATTTCTGGGGCAAAGATTATTTTCTCAACCTAATGCCACAGGCAAAGAAGTTGGCAGACAATCAATTTACATACAACCTGCGTTTTGAAAGTATCGCGTATTTGCTCCGGAAACGGAAAATGTTTAACCTCGATTCGCAGGGTAACAAAACGGGAATAGACTTTCCATTTACAAGTGAGATTCAAGGTTTTATGTACTTATTAATCAATAATGCCAATAAGTGGGAAGATAAATGGGAATTAGGCGAATGTCCAACAGATACAGATGCTAAAACGATCAACTTTAATAATGAAACTTGTCTTGCTGCTCTTCAGCGAATTTGTAGTTCAGATGGAGGGTTTGATAAAGAATTTGAGATTGAACAACGCAACGGAAAGTATATAATTCATATCCGCAAGGTCGGTAAAACATTGCCGTATGTATTTGAATATGGAAAGGGAAACGGACTTTATGACATAACCCGATCCCGTGCAAACGATAGTGAAGTGGTTACCATTTTATATGGATATGGCAGCAGTCAAAATATACCCTCAAATTACCGTGGATATTCTCAACGGCTCCGTATGCCGGAAGCTGTTGGAGATTATATTGCCAGCCAGGAAGCTATAGATCTATTTGGCCGGGTTGAAGACGTTTTCACGCCAGATATTAAGCCTGAATTTAAAGGTGTTATATCTGGTGTAGGATCTTTGGCTGACGGTGTACAGTCTTTCGCTGTTTCTAACATGGATTTCGATTTGAAAGAAAAAAATCCAGATGGATCAACAAAATATCTTATTGCCGGGACACCTGCTAAAATTTCAGTTACTAAAGGTGATCTTGCCGGATATGACTTTGAAATTGTTGATTATATAAACGATTCAAAAGTCTTCAAAATTAAACAGATTGTAGACGAAAAAGGTTTCAAATTTCCTGATGACACCAATATATTCAGCTTCAAGACAGGTGATGAATTTACCATTCTTGACATTGTAATGCCGGATATATACATCACGAATGCCGAGAAGAAACTGCAGGAGAAAACCGAAGAAGAATACAAAAAAGTTTGCCAAAACAATGTAAAGTATGCCTTGAACATTGATCCTTTATTTATGCGTGAAAAAGTTCGAGCGGATATTGGCGACTATGCAGCGGTAAGAGATACTGACTTTAATGTTGATAAAATAACCCGAATCATAAGCTTAAAGTACGATCTATTCCAAGATAAATATGATTTAGATATATCAGATGTCTATGAGGTTAATCTGGTAAAAGAAATCACCAACGATATTAAGGATATTGAAACCACTATAAAGTTTGACAAAATAGAGAACAAGAAGCAAACATTAAACTCTTATCGAATGACTAAAGAGCTTCGGGAAAGCTTGTTTGATGTTAATGGATTCCTGTACACTGATCTTATTCAGCCTATCTCTATCCGGACACTTTTATTTGAAACTGGTGATGATAGTCAGCAACTTGGATATAATGGAATTGAGTTTATTCCTAATGTTACTGGTAATGCTAATCAATTAAAGATTACTGCCGGTGTTTTAACCCATTTTCTTATTAATCCCGGACAAGCAACTGACTGGAGTATAATAGAGTTAAATCAAACCCTTCCAGATAATGACAAATACTACATCTATGCAAGATGTCAAGTAAACGGATCGCAAGGTTCTTTTCTCGTATCAAAAGAAAGAATTGCCTATAAAAGTGAAGAAGGTTATTATAATTTTCTTATAGCTCTTATTCATTCTGTTGACTCTGATAATCTAAGGTATATCACGATGCTGGAAGGTACAACCACGATACAAGGTGGATATATAAAGACAAAAAAAATAATGGCTACCAACGGCCGTGCATGGTTTGATTTAGATATGGCTACGTTTGAACTCGGCGGAACTGCTGGAATGACTGGTAACGGATCTGGGGATGATATATTCTTATGGAGTGGAGCTACCTACGAAACTCGAAGTACCGCCCCAACAAGATTATCACATAATGGTAAGCTTTATGCAAAAGACGCATTCTTAACCGGACGTGTTGAAGCAGGATCTGGACTTATAGGAGATTTCAGTATATCAAATGGCTCTATGTTGTATGCATATATTGATCCTATAACAAAAGGCGGGTGGTTTACAGAGTACTCCCAAATAAATTTAAAATATACTCTTGTTGATCCTGTATATGGCAATAGAGAGGTCACACTAAGCAGTGCACATATCAGTTTCCCAGCAATAAGCGTCACAACAAAATCCACAATACAAACTACCGGTATATATATGAACCTGGAAAATAACACTGACCATTTAGCTATGGATATAAACGGAGGAAAAGTAAAAGTTAATGGTCGTACGGCCTTTACAGGAGACTGGAATGGAAAAAGATTCGAAAACGGAATAATGGTAATATAGAAACTAAAAACAAATAATAATCATGGGAAATGAAATCGTAATTAACGTAACAGATGAAAATCCAAAACCAAATACCGCCTTGGTAGATCCGGGTTTGAATAATAAAATGACCTACAATAAAGATCAGATAGACGACTTGAAGCTTTCTGACCTAAAAGGTGAAGTTACTCCACAACAAACATTGTCTGAATTAAATGCTTTACCAGATGGAAGATATGAAGCATCTGTCGATAATGCTTCTTATGCTAATGGATTAACTACAAAGAAGGGATATTATACTATTTTCAGAAAAACAGGCACTACATGGGTAATTGCAGTTGAAAGAGAAGTTCCGACAAGTAAATCTGAAATAGATTACAATAAAATTTCTGAAAAACAGATAATATCTCCCGACAGAAGGTTTGCAATGTTTGATGGAGCTGCCGGGCATTTTTACGGAATGTCACCCTTTACATCAGCTGACTACTCTCGTGACAGGTACTTATATAAAATTGGCTTTCCAAACTACACAGCTGAAAAAGTTGGAAGATTGGTTATATACGATCAAACTAACAAGGTTGTAAAACTGATCACTAATATTAATATTACTGGTAAAGAAACTGAATTAGACACTCCGATATTAATTGAAAAAGGGTTTGGGTTTATATTCAGATTTGAAGATGGTTCTAACTTGAGGGGATATGATTGTACTTCTTATGGGGGATATGGTGATGCTAATGTAGGTACAGAAATGACTTATTTTTCAGGGCCAAACATGAAATTGGTAGTAGATGTTGATTATCATCTATACTGTTTACCTGTAACCACATGCGTGACTCCTCAAAATTCTTGTATTGTATTATCAACGGGTAGTTCACTTACAGCGGCAGCAACGTCTTATTCACCTGAACAACCTTCGAATATTCTTAATAATTTTTCAGATGTTAACATTTATAACATTGCAGTTGGTGGGCGGAATATGCTTGATAATATTAATGCGATAGCCACAGATTGGAATGTGCAGGATGGATGTTACTTCCGGACAATTCCTATAAGCTATATAATGTTTAATAACTGTGCTAATGGCTCAAGATCTGGGGAAAATGGATTCAATGATCTTAAAGAAGCGTTGAATTTAACAAAATCATTAGGTGCAAAAATGCTTATTGGTAGTGAGGAAGATTATGGAGGAGTTAATGAATACTTTTATACTTATCGTGCGTTCGCTGAAGCTTTAGGTGTTAAGTATTCACCTATTGGAATTGAGCAGAGCAAATGCTATCCAAAAAATAATCCATATACTGGATTTACTTATTCTAATCATTATAACTATAGAGGACGTGCAGCTTATTTTTCACATTTAAACATGTTGAAAACTATTCCGATTGATAAGTCTATAAAATTATATAGAGTAAGACCGCCTTATAAGTCTGGGAATCCGACTATTTCAGACTTGATGTATGATAACAATTATCAAAGAGCTGAGCGTTATTTAGCAATCAATACTTACAATGAAGTACAAGAGGCTTACAGACCAAAGAGTCAGGATAATTTAGATAATAATTCTTATGATGTTCCTGATAGTAATTACGATTTTGGGTCTCAAACTGAAATGATTGATTTTATAAGAGGTAATGCTGTTACATTTAATAAACATGCTCTCATAGAGGCTATTTTAGACAAGGTAAACATAAAAAGCTGTAATGTTCAATTTAAATGTGATGTTTCACCTTCCAAAGTTTACATGATTAGAAAAGCCAATATAGCTGTGGGTGGTGGAAATGTAACAGCAATTAAAAGTGCTGCTGAAGAAGTTTCTTTTACTTTTGAAAATGGAATTGTAAAGTTCAAGCTATCAGGTGAAAATATCCAACAATACGACAAGGTAAGAATCTTAGTTCAGGGGGCTGGAGACATGAAAATCGCTCAACCTGTAGTATATGACTATGTGGGTGAAGATAAAGTAAGTGAAGAATTACCATATAAATATCGTAAAACAGGTATAGAACTGAATCCTAAAACATCGCTAGAAACTGGATGGGCTTTATCCGGAAATTCGGCTGTAGATTCTTTTCCTAATGAGATTGCAAATTACACCAGCTATAATACTGTAAAGTCTCATATTGAGCTTAAAGCAGAAGGAGACTCAGTAACAAAGTCAATCACATTGACTGGTAATAAACCTACAAAAGTAGCAATACGAATAATTGCTCAGAAATTCAATAAGATTGCTACTACCAGATATAATGGTTCTGGAGGTGCTTTAGACCCAACGGCGTCAGGAGGTAGTAAATATGTTGACAATGTCGTGACCGTTACTCCTGGACAATATGAATACGGAAAGTTAGCGGTAACTGTTAACGGGCAAATTTATAAAGAGATAATTATAATGCAGGGTTGGCATGAATCGTACTTTGAAGTTGATCTATTAGGCACCGAAACGTCAATAGATATTAAGATTGAAAAGCGATCCCTTATAGATGCTTCATATACAAATCATTTACGTCCTATTCTTATCCATGATGTGAGTGTTCAGGCTATATAGCCAAAAATTAAAACTTAAATAAAACAATAACCATGACACAAAACGAGCTTCTTTATGATACTAGCAGAATAACTGCTATTCTGCTAACAATCATAGTAGGCGTATTGGGTCGTATTGGGTACTTAGTTTCCCAAGAAAAAAAAATTAAAACAGGAATGGTACTATCTGCATTAGCTATGGCAATATTTGCTGTATTTGTAGGTGAAACATTCCTGTTTAATTCTGGGTATAAAGATTACCGGCTTCCTGCCCTTACTCTTATATCCTTCTTTTCTCACGATCTGATAGTTTATTTAGACAAAAACAAGAAAAAATATTTTGACCGATTCTTTAACAATAAAAACAATAACAATGAAAACAACACTCAGTAATTTTTATGCAAAGCTGCTTATTGTAATAGTGGCGTTGGTTGGTGTATATTTCGCAGAGCATATTCAGAAACTATATATTTCCGCTTTCTTCATCTCTGCTGCATTCATCGGCTCATTTTTCATGCACCGAAAAACATTTCCTTTTATCCTTATCGGGTTATCCTGCTATTGGATAGCAATCATGAAGGACCTTTGGGCAGACTATAATTATTATGATCTCCTTTCTCGGTATTTGTGGACTTCTGGAAATGTACTTATGTGCATTGGGGTTCTGTATTTATTCTACGAACAATTTAAAACAAAAACCAATGAGAGCAATACTAATAGTAATAATTAGCCTTTTCCTTTTTGGATGCGGGACCCGTCAGCGGGAAGTGAATGTTTCCAAAGAACAATCAAAAACAAAAATTGAAAGTTCCGGATCCGAGAAATACAAAACCGAAGAAAATACTAAATCTGAAAAACAAAACACTTTCGCAGGGGAATCCTCCGGAAGTGTTGAAAAAACTTCTTCTGAAAAAGGGAATGTTATTACGGAAAATTCTTCCGAGAAAAATTCTTCTGAAAAACAGAATGAATCTTATATTAAGATTTCAAAGACTAAAGAATACTATGAAAACGGGAATGCTAAGTCGGAATCAGAGACCTCTGAAAGTATGAGTAAAGAAATATACCGGCTTAATTCAGAGATAGATTATTTGAAGTCCACAACTCAAAAATCAAAAGAAGAAATAACAAAACTCACAGCAGAAAATAAGCAACTTTCATTTTCTAATGAAAGCTTGGTTACACAAATTAAGTCTCAAAAAGAAATTAACCAGAAGCTCACATCTGAAAATAATAGCTTTAAAAAGAGTAAAGACCTTAAAGTTAAATCTAGCCGGTCTATGTGGTGGTTGTATGTTTTACTCTATATCGCTGGTATGGCTACAATTCCGCTATTAAAACTATTTATAAATAACCGAATAAAACTAAAAAAATGACCGTAAAACAATTTGTGCAGGCTTATTTGCCATTTGCACGTCAAACAGAGAAAAAAACTGGAATTTCTGCACTGGCTATTTTAGCTCAGGCAGCAGTTGAAAGTGGCTGGGGTAAAGTTGCTCCTGGAAACATGTTTTTTGGAATAAAAGATACTGATGGTATTAACGGAAATGAACAGCTACTCACTACAACTGAGTACACAAGAACCGCCAAAAATCCAATGCCGGTTGCAATCTCTTCTACTCCAGTTATAAAAAATGGAGTGAAAATGTTTAAGCATATCGGAAAAGACTATTTCCGAAAATATAAGACTCCTGAAGAAAGCTTTACTGATCACGCTAATTTCTTCTTTCAGAACAAAAGATATGAAAAAGCACTTTTAGTAAAATCAGATCCATATAAATTTATTGACGCAATTGCAAAAGCAGGTTATGCTACGGCACCGAATTATGCACCTGTACTAAAAGATGTCGTAAAGAGCATTGCTAAGTTTGTATAA